ATGTTTAGAAATACATCAACAATATCTCCTATTACTAATGAAATGAGTTTTAATGGGGTCATGCTTGCCCAGTACTTATCTAAAAATCAAGGACTACTACGACACGCTTTCGGTAAAGAATTTATAAAAGATCACCAGTTATTGGCGAAAGCACTGATCGTCCTTCAAAATAATACAAAGGAGACGATGAAAAAACTAGGAAACATGGATCCTATCTATAAGACTTTAGCAGAACAGACGCAATCAGGTGGAATGATGATTGATATATTCTATGGTCCATTGAATCACAATCGATTGATCGTAAATAGATTATCTCGTCTTTATGATAAATTTGATCTTGACGGTGTCACTCATTCCTATTTAAACGATTACCAGTTATGGATTAAAACTGCTAAACAGAATTTTCTCTCAGGACAGTATCCAGTAATTCTAGATAAAATGGCTAATAGAGAAAAAGTTACATGGGCTGAAACTGTATTTAAGTATCACGTTGGATTTGATACTTTTGGAAAACCATCTATTGTGACTCTCGGAGCTGGAAGCCAAGCTCTAACTGAAATTGATCTTTTAAATTCAGAAATAAGTATTGGTGACTTTACGATACAGAAACACCGTGCTCCAATACCAGGAGAAGTTACGGTTGCAGAGGGAATTGAATATGGAACTAAATTTACTGGAGAAGCTCTTAAAAAAGTTATATGGGATCCTGTAACAGATTTTGTTACAAATCTTGTAAAAAATATTAATGAACAAAGCGAAGTTGTAAAAACACCAGAAATAAAAGAGGTTGAAAAAAAATTAAAGCAGATGGCTCATGAGCAATAACAAAATCGATGAACTCTAACCTAAAGGGTTGCTTCGCAGAAAATTTATCAGTATGTTACTTACAAGAATTGGGCTTTCACGTCTTTAAGGGAAATCAAACAAATAGTTCCGTTGATTTAATCGCACTCGATCCAAAGACTTTAAAAGTTAGATTATTCGATATTAAGACACGAAATTATAGAAAGGATGGAACTAAAATAGCTCGTAACGCTAGATCACCTCTAGTGGAATTACTCTATGTTGACGTGGATAAAAAGGAGTGTCAAATCCCTCAAAAAAGAGTAAAATAAATATATGCAACTACGAACAAAAACAGATACGATTGTTATTCATTGCTCGGCGACACCAGAGGATATGGATATTGGAGTCGAGAAGATCAGGGAGTGGCACGTAAAAGAACGAGGTTGGGACGATGTGGGTTATCACTATATCATCAGGAGAGATGGAATGTTGGAACATGCACGATCCGAGAAATATATGGGTGCACATGCACGCGCCGTGAATTATTGTTCGATCGGTATTTGTTTAATCGGAGGCTCGAATAAGTCGGGAGAATGGGAGAATAACTTTACAGAAAGTCAATTTAAAATTCTAGCGAATTTATTATTGAATCTAAAAGATCGTTATTCCCTAACTAAAATTATTGGACATTATGAAGTAGAAGAAAAGAAGAAATGTCCAAGTTTTAACATTCCCGAATGGTTAAAAAAGGAGAATATAAATGTGGTTTAATTTATTAGGAATGGCAGCAAAGGCTGGTGTACATATCTATAAAAATAAGCAACAACAAAAGATGTTGATGTCAGACGCTGCTCGTGTACACGCAGAACGTATGGCTCGTGGGGAAATTGAATATAAAGGTCAAATTCTTAACGCGCAAGATAAGGGATGGAAAGACGAATTTGTCTTGATCCTGGTGTCAGCCCCCATTATGCTTTTAATTTGGTCGATTTTTTCTGACGATCCAACTATTATGGTAAAAGTAGAAATGTTTTTTGAATACTTTAATAATATGCCATTCTGGTATCAAGCTTTATTTATTGGTGTGGTATCAGCGATATACGGTTTAAAAGGAGCCGATATTATTAAAAGAAAATAATGCCTTTCGTATCAGAAAAACAACGTCGCTATTTATGGAAAAAAAAGCCACAACTAGCCAAACGTTGGAGTAAGATGTATGGAAGTAAATTAAATAAAAAAAAGAGGAAAAAAATATAAATAAATTATTTTTGGTGCTGGCTTTATTATTTGTACTAAGCGCCTGTGGATAGAAAAATGAAAAAGCAATCTAAAAGAAAAACTTGTAATTGTTTAAATGTAACAAAAGCAAAGATGGATTTAATTCTATATGAAATAAAGCAACAACGAAAAGACATTAATGATTTGAAACAATTTATGAATAAATCTAAAGGAACTATTTCAGTTCTAATGTTCTTAGCAGGATTTATTGGAGTATTTATTTGGGGTTGGAACTACATAAAATGATAGATAGAGCTTGTGAACAATGTGGACATGCTTGTCATTGCGTTCTTGACAAAAGAGAACACAGACTTCTTTCAGATTGTATTTGTGCAGAATGTAAATGCCAACAAGATAGAAATGAAGATGCAAGTTACGAAAATAATAGCGGTTTAGTAATTGACGATACTGATGGTTGCGAAAGCTGTCAATAATAACAATGGGGGTAAATATGTTTAATTTTGAATTAAAATTTCCAACTTATAAAGACTGGAAAGCTAGTGTTGAAAAATATACTTCGCAAGTACAGAAATTTTATAAAGATTTTTGGAATGACATTTGGATTGAGTTTCCAAGTGATAAATAATAAATGACACTACCTGATATGTGGGAAAAAGCAAAAACTCTTTGGAATAAGACAGGTTATAAAACTAAACTTGTTGTAATTTTAATAGTAGCTGTAATTCTTTTCTCCATTTAATTTTGTGGAAAAAATAAAAGATTTCTTATTAGGACTTATAGAAACAGTTAGTTCAAAAATTTCTGTATGGGCATGGAATAAAAGATGGAACAAAGGCAATAGAAATAATAATGACAAGGAAAACTAACACAGTTTTAATTGGATTATTGGGGACTATTTTAATGGGTTTATCAACATGGGTATTAATCACATTAATTGAAATACAAACAATAGTAAGCATGATGCAAAATGAATTGATGAATATAGATAAGCAGTTTGGTCGTGTTTACAATTTTATAGACAGTGTAAGAACTAATATTAGATAAAAATGCAAGACGAAATGTTAAAAGAACTTCACACAAGATTAGCTGAAAGGTTGCTAGACAGAATTAAAGAAAAAGATGTTAAAGCATCAGATTTGAACGTGGCACGTCAGTTTTTAAAGGATAATGGAATTGAAAGTTTGCCAGTAGATAACTCTCCATTACAAAAATTAATAGATGAAATGCCTTTTGCAGAAAAACGAAAAAATCCTGTCAAAACTAACTGACTTTAGGAATTTTCTATATATTACTTGGAAACATTTAAAGTTACCTGAACCAACGCCAATTCAATATTCATTAGCTAATTATTTAGCTACTGGAAGTTCAAGAATAATTATAAGTGCTTACAGGGGTTGTGGAAAATCATGGATTACCTCAGCTTATGTATTGTGGAGACTTTTATTAGACCCCCAAATCAACATATTAGTAGTTTCAGCTTCTAAGAATAGAGCAGATGATTTTAGTACGTTTTGTTTAAGACTACTACAAGAGATGCCAATATTAGAGCATCTTTATCCTAAGGAGACACAACGCCAGAGTAAAATTTCTTTTGACGTTGCTCCTGCGTTGGCTTCACATCAACCAAGTGTAAAAAGTTTGGGAATAAATTCTCAAATTACTGGGTCTAGAGCAGATATTTTAATTGCAGATGATGTTGAAACTTCAGGAAATACTCAAACACAATTGATGAGAGACAAGCTCTCCGAAAGTATAAAAGAGTTTGAAGCAGTCATAAAACCAAAAACATCACGAATAGTTTTTTTAGGAACTCCACAGGTTGAACAAAGTATCTACAATAAATTACAAGAAAGAGGTTACAAGGTTCAATACTGGACAGCTAGGTATCCAAGTGAACAGCAATTAAAAAGTTATGGTTCTAATTTAGCACCTGTAATTAATAATACTTGGACACACGACTTAATTGGTAAACCTACAGATGAAACAAGATTTGATGATAAAGATTTATTAGCTAGGGAAGCCAGTTATGGTCGTTTAGGATTTAACATGCAGTACATGTTGGATACCACTTTAAATGATTTAAACAAATATCCTTTAAAGCTATCCGATTTGTGTGTGATGACATGTAATTTAAATGATGCACCTGAAAAGGTAGTCTGGGCAAGTAGTCCTGAATTAAGACATGATGATTTACCTAATGTTGGTTTACAAGGAGACAGTTATTACAGACCCATGCAGATACAAGGAGAATGGCTTCCTTATATTTCTAAGGTTATGGCTATTGACCCATCAGGAAAAGGTTCAAATGAAACCAGTTATGTCGTTACAGGTTTATTAAATGGAAATATTTATGTTTTAGATGCAGGTGGATTTTCAGCAGGTTATACAGAACATGTTTTAAATAAACTAACTCAAATAGCAAAAAAACATAAAGTAAATAAGATTTTAATAGAAGACAATTTCGGTCAAGGAATGTTTGAAGTTTTATTAAAACCTTATTTAATAAAAAATTATAAATGCACTACAGAATTAATAAGACAAACGACTAATAAACATAGAAGAATTTTAGACACACTAGAACCTTTAATATCTCAACACAGAATTATAGTAGATGCAGAAGTAATCAAAAGGGATTATGAATTAACTAATTCATTATATAGTCCTGAACATGCTCTGCGTTACCAGTTATTTTATCAAATATCTCGTCTTCAAAAAGGAGCAAACACTCTAAATCAAGACGATAGAATTGATGCTTTACAAATGGCTTGTGCCTATTGGTTACAACATTTGGTTAAAGACCAAGATTTAGCTTACGAACAGCGAAAAGATGAGAGAATGACTGCTGAATTAGATAAATACTGGGGTACTCATACTGAGAACTCTTGGATTAAGCTATAACTTATCCCACATACATCTATAGCACTGTAGGGGGGTAGGTCTAGTTGGGAGACTGACTAGACCGCCAGTAATCCATAGGTTTTAACTACAGGTTTTAACTATAGGTTTTAACTACAGGTTTTAACTATAGTCTGCTTAATTGATGATTTTTAATAAAGTTCCACTACTGTAGTATTGACTATAGTTTAAACTATAAGTCTATAAAAGCTAAGAAAGACATCAACATCATCACACTTTTGTAAAAAGCTATTGATGATACCTTTCGTTTCTCCTTTTGTTTCTGAACTATAATGAATAATAAAGTTATATATCTTAAATCTCTAATTAAAGACTATAAACCAAAAACAGAGACATTTCCTAAAGATATTCTTCTTGAATTAGAAAAGATGGGTATAGATTTAGTAGAGACAAAGAAACCCAAAGACCTACATGCCGATAAACGTATGGGTAGGACGTTCATACTCAATCATACAGAAGAATTTATGGAACATGTGGTGGATTATAGTTTTGCCGATAGGTTTAAAGAAATTTTAGACCCAAGAAATAATTTGAAATAAAAATCTGAGAGGTTCTATGTATAGGACTTTTCAAAATTTTCCCCTTAGGCACTCGTGCAAATTTTTTAAGGGATACCCCCAAAACTACGACAACCTGTGGTTGTGTGCAACATATGTTGCAGTAATAGGAGTAATTATTTAATAAGGAGAACAGAACCGATTAGACTTAGTAACTAATGTAATTGATTTTTCTTACATTCTTATTGATTTGTCATAAATCTATAAAAAAATATTTTATTCTTCTTTCTCTCATT